GGTCGTTCTTCTTCGTCGTCTGCCATTTTTTGGTAAGTTATATATACCATAGATTATTATAATGGATACACACGCGTATGAGCCCATACCCGCCACCGCATTCCCTCTTCGACACGGATGTTGTTTACCGCGCATACATTAGCCCGCAATTGCCTGATACAAAAGTAAGGACGTTATATCGCTCTTCAAGTATATGTAGATCATAATTATAGAGGTAAATATTCACATTCGGTTTATTCATTCCGATAATCTCTCGTGTATTCGGATTACAAATCACTTTCACTTCTGCCGAAGAGTCCAACGGAGGATAAATTGTCGCCATTTCAAGTTCGATCTGATTGAATTTACTCATATTAATAGCGCCACTTGGTTGGAGTTCAAACGGGTCAGAATTCAGGCAGAAATTGTAGCAGTAAATACCCGGTTTCGCACTTCCACGGGTGCGCGTGTATTTCTCAACGTAGTTATACACTCCCGAGTCTAGTAAATTTTCACGATATTTACCGTTGAGTGAAATTCCCATCGACTGTAAAATATCGCGTTCGTTTTCAGACTGAAAATCACCAGTAATATGAAGACCGGTCATGCGTTTATCGCGCGGATTGATACCTGGTCCAATCCCATTTTTTGGTCCATTCTTATCAAAAAAGTAGCGGTCATGAGTATAAATTGGATTCAGATTCGTAAGCAAGTCTGTTGTCTGGCGAATATCTTCACTAAATTCTGCCGGCCGCCAGTCATCATCTATTGGTGCGGGAATAATATCATACGGCAGGTAGTTATACGGCCAGTTTGTATAATTGCTCCATTCATTTCGAAGATTAACATCGCTGCGTTGAAAAAACATCGTCCATGACGCAACCATTCCCATCGAATTTTCGATTTTGATTTTCTTATTCCCAGTTACATCATTGAACACCCAATCATAATACGATTTAATCAGGTATTTCTGTTGATTTGCGGCAAAAACTTTGGATTCTTCATCCGAGAGAAAGCAATATGTGGCCATTAAATGAACATCCGCATTCCAATCGGTGCGAATACTCGGATATGAATCCAACGTTAAATCAATACTGGGTGGTGGATATAAAAATCGCCACATCTGATGAAGTGGATTTGTAAAGTCGGGTTGAACAACCGGCCAGAAATTCACAGGGTCACCTACATCTCGAATCGTAAATAATTCTTTCACTGGTCGAAGCGTCACATCGATCTGTAGCTGATTATACTGAAGACACACGAGTGGAAAGGCCATCTTCGACGAAAGTGTGAACCATGCGTTGATCGGTATGTATATTTTACGCCCACGAATCGACGGTTCAGCACCAGCAATGTTCGATGTGCGATACGCATTCGGATATTGATTCAAGCGTGCTCCCGAACAACCTGGATTATATAATTCCGGGACATGACCCGTCATTTGATTATACAACTCGCGTTTCGTAGCGTCGATGTCACGTTCAACAATCGCCATTAAGTTACTACCGGTGAAACGTTGGAGAGTCATACCACCAACCGAAATCACGATTTCTTTCACCATTTGAGTGCCGATGTTTTCAATCCAACGAAACTCATATGGTGCCCACATATCTTCCACCTGCGCAGGTGGATGAATCGGACTCCAAATCGACGGTAACGTTACGCATATATAAGTATCCATCAACAATTCCGCATATCTCGGTATGTAAAATGTGAATTTGGACTCTTCTGTCATACGCAACTTCTTCTGACCATCAAAATCAACTCTAAACTTTTGAAGACCGAAATTCGTATATTTAAGATATGTGCTTTTGAAAAATGACTTCTTAGGATTACCGTTTAAAATAACATTTTGGTTGCCCGTCGCGACCAGATTCAATAAACCACCGGTCATTTAGTATTTTATGCGGGAGTTGTTATTTGTTATGTTATATATAACTTTATATAAAAATCTATTATTCTATTATTATAGTAATAGGAATGAAAGAAAATCAGGTAGAATTCATATTTATAGGTATAATTATTGTGGTTTTCGCGACATGGAAACTATCAGAAATGATTAAATCCAAATGTTACGAAAAAAAAAGAGCTGCTGCGCCATTCAAAGAAGGATTTCGTAAAAGTGATAGCCAGACCGCGCCAGCGCCAGCGCCAGCGCCAGCGCCAAAGCCAGAGCTTATGACACAACTCAACGAACTACTCAAAAAAAATAATATCGATGTGTCTTCTACCTTTTCGATGAATAAGACAACAGAAAACTTTACACTCGATACAACCGAAGCAGAAATGACAATACATCAAAGAAGAAAGGCGGCTACATCTTTGGATACATTTACTGATAATACAACAATAACAACAGCCTCACCCACCGATCCCCCCCTAGTTACCACCGAACCCGCCACTGACAAACCGATCGACGCAGAGAAAGAAGGCCTTGAAAATCCAGATGAAAATACAAAGGAATTCATCGAAAAAAATATCACATCGATCAATCCGGCGGATAGCCAAAGTAAATTCAAGTTACGTGATTATTACATCAAGGCAGCATATAATGCATTCAATCCAGATAAGTTCAAAAATTCGAATGTTAGTATGGATGCGCTTCTCTATGTAATCGCGCGCGGTTGTCGTTTTATCGACTTTGAAGTGTTCTCTGTGGATAATCAGCCAGTTATCGCATCTTCATCGGTGAATTCATTTAATTACAAGGAAACGTTCAATCACATTCCAGTAAGCGACGCATTTGAGGTGCTTGGAAGTTATGTATTTTCCGGATCAAAATGTCCCAATCCTGGCGACCCCTTTATTATTCATATGCGATTAATGTCACGCAACATAACCATGTATGACAACCTTGCCAAGATAATCTCTCAAAGCAAAACTCTTGCGCGTAATTTATTGGGACCCAAATATGGTCGCGAATATCAATCAAAAGATTTAGGGAATGAAAACTTGCTTGACTTTAAAGGGAAGGTGATACTTATGGTGGATGGAACCAACCAAGTATATCGTAACACCAAACTGTTTGAATTGATTAATATGAGTTCGAATACTTTGTTTCTCTCGAAATATACCTATTTTGGTGTGAAAAATGTCGGTGATCCACAGGCATTTAAGGACGCGAATAAGAAAAATATGTGTCTTGTTGTGCCAGATAAGGGCGGTCGTCCCATCAACGATGGTCATAACGGTCCTTATACATGGGGATGTCAGATTGCTACGATGTGTTTTCAGGAAGAGGTACGAGACGAAAAACTTAAAGCGTATGAAGATAAGTTTGCTTCTGTGGGTTATGCGTTCATATTGAAACCAGAAGATTTGCGGTATGTCCCGATTACGATTCCGGCGCCAGCACCGCCCAACCCGAAAGCATCGATGGAGGCTCGGCCGGTGGAGGCTGCGGGAGGTGTCAAGATTACGTTGTAATCAATATAATCGAATTAAATTCTATTCTTATTGTAGTAGAATTTAATGTCCGAATTATTACAAAGTGGTGGTACTCGTCATGATGACGACAAAACAGATAAAAAAATGTCATTCGAAGAAAAAGAGCTTGAAATCCTACGCGAAGCTGTGGATTTAGTTGAAAAACGGAAGGGCGCCGCTGTCATCCAGGATCCCAAAGTCCAAGACATCATCTCCATCGTCGAAAAATTCATCGCAGATAAAAAACTCGTATGTTATGGAGGAACCGCAATCAACAATATTCTTCCAGAGGACGCACAATTTTATAATAAAGATATCGAACTTCCCGATTATGATTTTTACTCCGACAACGCTCTCGACCATGCGAAAGAACTCGCGGATATTTACTATAACGCTGGTTATGAAGATGTAGAAGCGAAATCTGGTGTTCATCACGGAACATATAAAGTATTCGTGAATTTCACGGGTATCGCTGATATTACGCAAATGGAGCCAGCATTATTCAAAGCAATCACGAGTGATGCGATTATCAAAAAAGGAATACGGTATGCTCCGCCCGACTTTCTTCGTATGGCGATGTATCTCGAACTCTCGCGTCCTGATGGCGATGTATCGCGTTGGGAGAAAGTACAGAAACGTCTCACATTATTGAATACACATTATCCACTCAGGGGGTATGACTGCGATAAAATCGAATATCAGCGCGGGTTCGACGGATCAACTGCTGAGAATACAGGTGAAATTAGTATTTCAAGAACAAAGGGGAAACCCGCAACACCATCACGTTCTCGGTCTCGGTCGCGGTCGCGTTCTCATACGCTCTCTCGAACGGTGAAACGAGGAGGTGGCGACAGCGCAAAATCACGCAAACGTGAAGCGATACACGCCATCATTAAAAAATACAAAAATGTAGAGGCTTACATGAAACATTTATATCATGGCGTTCGGTCGCATGAAGAAACAATCGGAGATTTTAAATACACTGTCGAAGAAGATAAATTAACCCATCGTTATCGCTTACTTGCGACGTATAAACGATTGTTTGGCGATGATGATGAGTATGTATTATATTCGATGAAGGCTAGAGATTTGGATGCGGAAGCTACACCGACGCCGTCAAGGTCACGCTCACGGTCGCGCGAACGACAAACGGCGGCAAAAGATTACTCGATCAACCGCTCGCAAGTTTCTTATACTACACACCGAGAGAAAGAACTCGCAGAAACTGATATTTATAATATTGTCCGCGATGTCTTCATAAAAAACCGCGCGGTATTTTTCGGTGGATATGCGAATATCTTATACTCACGATATATGCCGAAACACCAGCGCCGTATCGTTCAAAAAATCCCCGATTTCGATATTCTCTCAGAAAATCCGCGCGAACTTTGCGAAGAAGTCGTTCGAGAGCTTACTGCGCATAAATACACCGGCGTCAAATATACAAAACACGCAGGTGTCGGTGAAGTCATTTCAGAACATTATGATATTCGCGTAGGTGATGAGGTCATCGCGTTCTTATACAAACCTCTTGCGTGTCATAGTTATAATACGATCCGGATAAATGGCGACGGCAGAGATGGGCGCGGCGAGTCAATTCGTATTGCGACGATCGATACTATGTTGAGTTTTTATTTGGCATTCATCTATGCCGACCGCGTGTATTATGACATCAATCGCATTCTTTGTATGTCACAGTTTTTATTCGATGTCCAACAACATAATCGACTGAAACAGACAGGTTTATTACGCCGTTTTAGTATTAACTGTTATGGCAAACAACCCACACTGGAGTCGATGCGATTTGAGAAAACGGCGAAATATGAGGAATTGAAAGGGAAACGTGACTCACGTGAATTCGAAGAATGGTTCTTGCGGTATATTCCGTATGAGCACGCAAAGTCCAAAAAGGGGGCAGAAGTGTCAGCAAAGAAGACGCGGAAGGCACGGAAAGAAAAGAAATAATATATACTAATGGAGTCCCTCACCCAGCTTGTTGAATATCTTCATAATCACGAAAAATGTCCCTGCGAACATCACGCTCGTCGCGGTCAGACCCGTTATTTTGAAGTTGCCATCTTCTCCAAATAAGGAAGGAAGAAAATGAAGAAGCTGTGCGCGAAAAACTGGCATCTGGAATATGAAATAAAGCACACCGATCAAAATCGGCATTTGAAGATCATAATAAATCGCTTCGATTGTATCGATTTGATTCGATTGGCGAGCATTCGCACGGACGATATTTTCCATCGAAGTATGGTCTTTGATGTAATCTGCGGACCCGCCGCTGCCGCCGCCACTCATGCCCATACCGGACATGTGCTGAGGCTGTGGAACATAATTCGGCCTCGATTGTTCGTCGTGTGTAAATGCGTTAGGATTCATCGGAATATCCCTTGTGGGTATCATCGTCATGCCGTTGGCACTTGCCCTTTGAACGCCTTGCATCACTTCATTCATGATATGAACCTGAGATATATTTGCCCCGTCAATATTGGGTGAGTAAATAAGAGGCGCTCCGCCGCCACCACCGCCACCACCGTTGTTTGCGTATCCAGCGCTCGGTGTTTGACTACTTAATGGAAGATCATCAATACTTGTTGTATCATTCATCATATAAATTGACTAAATAATAGAAGGAGACCAACGAAAATAAGAATATACATATGTAAAGAACGAAGACTTATAATCTGGACGCATCGCATCACAAACTTTGCCTAAAACATCAACATGTCATTGGCGGATGGTGACGCCGCCGCTGACGCTGCCGCTGCCGCATATCTGACATCGTTTGTCCCGTTGGCCATTATCTTTGTAAGCTCATGTGTCAAGTAGCCAATGGTCATGTTTTTGCTCGAAACTTCCAACTCCAATTTTCCAATCATAATTTTCTGCGCATGAACAACATCGCGAAGTTTTTGATTTTCTGTGAAGAAGTTCGACTTGTTATTGTTCAAGTCTTGAACCCATTTTTCGTGTGTTTTTGATTTACAGTGTGCGGCAAATAAAGGCCCGGTGAGGTACACCTTGTCTTTGCGAGTTCCACATGGACAACGTAATCCGTTTGCGAGTGCGTTTGTATTGAAAGATGGAATTTTGTCGATATAGTTGCCGTTCTCATCAATACTTGGGGAATACACATCAGGTTCAGTTGCGAGTTCCATCGTATGCCGTATTGTATCGTTATTGTAATGTACTGTTTACAATAACGAAATTGTATTTATTCAATTTTTATTTGAGCCGCACTTCTTTCTTCCCCGCCTCGCATTTCACCGTCTTCGTTTTATACTCATAACATTTGTCGTCCAATTTATACGTATCTTTCTCTAAATCTTTAAGCGGAGGTGCGCGAAACGAGATACATGACCGATCTTTACATACTTTGCGAAAAAGTGAAGCAATACCTAGACCAAGCACAATCGATATAATAATACGTCCTGTTTCTGTATGAAGCAGGCGTTGAAATCCCATAGTATTGTTCTCTACTACTATAATGATAGAAAATACTTCTATTGTATAGTTAAATTATGAATTGATATAATTATTTATACACCCAGAAAATCCGTTATCTATTTTTATATACGCGCAATTATAATTTCCATTTTTTTTCATAATCTTCCAAAGATTTACTAACTGAGTTTTATCTGTAAACGTATCCATTGTTACAGCACATCCGTGTTCAATTTTATTTTCGACGACCGACACAGTTTCAATAACTCGGCAGTCTTGTCCGTATTTTTTCATAATTTGTAAAAGCTCATTACAGTTATTTTGAGTAGAATTTGATACACTTATTTCTGTGCTCATTTATGTATGTTATTATATAATTAATGTTGTATTTATATCATGTATTTATGATTTGAATTTTACATATAAAATATTATTATACCTTTACTGAACCGGTATCTTCTTCACTTGACCTTTCGCCTTCGCACAACTCACCTCTTTCGCATCAAACGAGAAACAGTTGTCGGCGTTGTCTTTAAATTGAAAATTGCGAATATTATCAGGGGTCGGATAAACATAAATAATCTTCGGGTTCGGCACCGATATATATACGTAGAAAAGTCCAACAGAAAGGCTTACGATGAAAATAGGAAGGCTGATATATTTGAATATGTCTAACATCAGTAGTATCGATAGTTATATACTACTGCGATAATAATGCGTTTCTTGCGCCAGGGTTACTCTGCCCCACCGCCGCCCCTCCTCCCGGCTTCGGCGCAACCACCGCCCCTACGGGTTTATTCACAATCCGATTATCCGCAATCCACTTCGGCATAATCACCGGCATATAAAGCTCGTTGTAGCTATATTGTTTTTGCGAGAGATTGAATTCACCGTCATTATACATTTGAACGAGCGCACCATCGGCATTATCCGTTGTTTCCACCTGTGAATAGACATACTTCGTTTCTCGTAACTTCATGAACGCAGGCTCGATATCCTGCTGATAAAGAACAAGAATATCGTCGATGATGCTTCGATTCTTCCATTCTGATTCACGAAATTCCGTCATATATTCCTTAATTAACGCGATCTTCTCGGTAATTACGCGACTTTGCGTTTCAGAATCTTTGCGGCGGTCGTCATTATCCGTAACACTAAGGTAATATGTTCGAAACTCGGTATACATTTTCATTTGCTCCTGTAACTTATGTTGAACTGCGTCAAATTGCGCCAGGAGTTCGTCTTCATTCATAAACTGGAATAAGAGGTCAAGTTTCATACGGATGATCTCGTCTTTGGTTGCGCGAACTTCTTCAAGAGATTCATTCATCAACGTTTCTAAACTAATGTATTTGCCGCGGTCAACTTCGATATGAAATCCACATGGTTGAGAGATATTTCCGCATATCGCCTTCAACTTACCATCGGTCTCTGTGAAAATCGAACCACCTTCCTGCTTACAAACGATACACGCAGGTTTGACATGCTGCGCGAGACGTCGGGCTTTCTGTTGTGCGGAAAGTGATTTCCAATCGATAATGGGATCGTTGATTAAGCGTTGTCGTCGTTTCTCAATCGCCGAGTTATATTTCTCTTTCAGCGAATAATATCCATGTATTGTGTCGTTTATTTTCAATCGTTCTTCTTCCGGGATCAATTCATACGGAAAAACCATACCTCTAAATTCGTTTGGGTGTCCTGCGCGTTGAAGATGTTTTTTTAACGCATCTTCCTGTTTTTTTGTAACTTCTAAAAGCACACGAGTTGCTTTTTTAAGGTTATCACGTGTATCTTGTGCGCGTTTTTGTTCCGCAATACGAGATGCGGCTGTTCGTCCGCCTCCACCATACTGTGGTTCTAGTGTGCGTTCTTGTATTGCCGCATGTAAATTTTGATACACAGATGTCATTATAATACACTTCTACATTTAGCATAGATAAATCTATTTACACCTCCTACGCTACCGCTACGCGAACTTTGTTGCTCCACTACCGCTACGCGAACTTTGTTGCTCCACTACCGCTACGCGAACTTTGTTGCTCCACTACCGCTACGCGAACTTT